GCGCCGGCGCGGCCGGCTCCCGTGGCGCGAACAACGGCAACGTCCGCAATTCTTCGGCCGTCGGCACTCGCCCCCACGGCAACTCCAGCTGCTGCGCCCCGGCGGGCATCCCGGGTTCCGCCAGCCCGAGCGCCGGATCGACCGCGCTCTGGAGATCCTCCGTCGTGATGCCCCGTTGCGGCTTGCCGACAATGGCATGCAGACCGCTGAACACGCCGCCCAAGAGCCCGCCGAACGCCGCGCCGCCCAGAGCCTGGTTCGTGATGGCGGATGCCCGGTCCGCGAAGCTGCGGTTCGGATCGCCCAGCTGCTGCGTCATGAACTCGGTCGCGCCCTGGGCGACGCCCTGCATCGCCGCGCCGTGCGCGATCCCGCGCAGGATACCCTTCCCGAACAGCGACCGGCCCATGCCGGGCACCGCACCCTGCGCGACCGCTTCCGGCACGCCCCAGGCCAGTGCCACGCCAGGCGAGGTGAGCCGGCCCGTCTCGCTGATCTGCCGCTGGACGTTGGCGCCGGCCGTGAACGGGTACATCGCCGCCGAGCCGCCGAATAGGCCAGCCACCGCGGCGCTAGAAGCCGTCGCCGCCTTGGCGGCGGCTATCTCCGCTGCCGAAGCACCGACCGCCGCGACCGTCTCCGGCGCCGCGAGAGTCGCCGCCGCGCCGCCGCCGATCGCCCCGAGCGTCACCGGCAGAGCGCGCGCCAGCTGATAGCCGATCCCCTCGAGCGACCAGGGATTGGCCTCCAGGTCCGGCCGCGCATAGGACCGTTCGTCGGCCTGCCGCGCCTCGGCATAGTCGGAGAACGACTGCGCCGCCCTGTCGGCGCCCATCACCTGGGCGCCGGCCTGAAGCGCCCGCGCGCCTTCCGACAGCGCGCCGTGCATGCCGGACATGAAGCCGGAGGTCAGCCAGTTGCCGGTGCCGGTAGCGGCGGTATCCGACCCGGGCTCGTCCTGCGGATCGTACGGCGGCAGGTAACTCGAGAACAGAGGAAAATCCGCCGCCATCGTTACTTCCTATTGCTGCTGGTCTTGCGGAACCGCGAACATCCTCTGAGTAGTTCCGATGATCGGCTCCATCTTGTTCATCATGTTCTGCAGTCTTTGCTGCTCCAGTCTCCTCGCTGCTGCGATCGCGGCCGCATTCTGTGCCTGCTGCCCTTGTTCGATCCGCGCCTGGTCCGCGGCTTCCAGTTCCTGACGCTGCGCGACAGCCTCGTCGTAACCGCTGCGCAGATGGCTGAAGTATTCTTTCGTCATGGCATTCCTCGGATCAGCCATGGCGGCGATCTCGGGACCGAACATCTTGAAGAAGTTGTTCGCCGTCACATGACGGAAAACACGAACGAACTCATCGCTCGAATAATCATGCGGCGCGACGGCTGCGTGGGCTGCCGCCGCCGGCACGTTATGCGTGGTCATGACTTTCGACACCGCCGCGGGATCGGCTGGAATCTTGTTGATCGTCCCCTGGGCGTCCGTATGCGTGACGCCGTTGGCCTGCACGTCGGCATGATTGGCCTGGGCGATATGCATGTAATCCCGATATTCCGGCATCTGCGACAGCCGCGCATAGGTGACCGGGTCGGTCTCGGCCGCGCGCACTGCATCGGGATGCGTCATCATGTGCTGCTGTATCAGCGGATCGTTCTGCAATATCTTCCCGGCGGCGTCGCGCGCCTGGAGGGCTTGGGTCGAAGCCTGGTCGCCGGCAAAGAAATTCATCAGCCATTCGCCTACCCCCGGCCGCGCGGACGCCTGTCCCACCCGGTTCGACCGCTGCAGGTAGTCCGCCGCCGTCGCAAGCGCGGCGGTAGCCGGCGACGACGCGGGATTCTCCTGCGCCGCCTTGAACTGGCCGGTCAGCAGCTGGCCGATGCCGGTGGGCGGTCCAGGCGGCCGATCCGCCCAGGCCGCCGACGGGAGGTTCGCGGGATTGAAGAAAGGCGACGCCGGATCGCGCGGCATCGCGCCATAGGCCGCCGGCACCGCCGGATAGGCCGGCGCCGCCGCTCGCGGCGCTGCTGGAAACCTCGCCGGCGGCGGCGATGGCAGACTTCCGGAATTGAGGAAATCCGTGAAGTCCCCGAACGCGGCGGCAGGGGGCGCGCCCCGCGTCACCGGCGCCCGCGCCCATGCCGCGGACGGAAGATTCGCCGGATTGAAGAAGGCCAGGTCTGGATCGCCGGGTGGCGGCGACGGCCCCGTCCATGCCGCCGACGGCGTCACGGCGGCGCGGTCCTCCGGAGAAGGCCACTGCGCGGATGGGCGAAGGGGCACCGGCCCGCCAGGCATCGTATCGAAGGTCGTCGGGCCGAGCCGGAAGAAAGGCTGCGCCGGCGCCGGAGGCGGATTGGGAACGACGCTGCCGGGCAGGGACTTGGTTACATCCGGCGTGCCGTTCGCGAAGCGGGCGATGCCGCGTCTGAGCGCTGCCGCCATCACTCCCTCCAACGTCTAGTACCGTTCATAACTGAAGCCGTTGCGGCCGAAGGCCCATTGCAGCGGCCGGAACATCTTCGACTGCGCGTTCTGCCGCATGTCCTCGACCGCATCGTCGAACGCCGTCTTGAACTCCTTGGCGCGGTCCCAGGCCGCGCCGCCGGCGACATCGAGGTCGGCCCCGCGCAGCGCCAGGTATGCCGCCCAGTTCAGGATGTCCATGTGGTGCGCTTCCGGGATCTCGGGAACGCCGTCCGGCACGCTGATGCTCAGCATGACGAGCGGCACCCGCGTCACCCGCATGCTGCCGACGATGCCCGCGTACGGCGTCAGCGGCACCGGGTAGAGCCGCAGCTGGACCGCCGTGTAGGACCCATAGTCGTCCTGGACGACGCCTTCGTCCGTCGTCCACGCCACCGGCTTGCCTGGCGGCATGCTGGAAAGCTGCGCCGGGTCGAAGAAATAAGTGTCGGGCTGGCGATAGGTATCGAGATCGGCATGCCCGGCGCGCGCCAGATCGGCCCTGTCGCCGGCCATCCGCACCGTCATCACGCTGACGATATGCGAATCGAGCGTGTAGAACTCCTGGTTCGACACGCTAGTGAACTGACAGATGCTTGCCGTTACCGCGTCACGCAGGCACTTGGTTTGCCTGGCAAACCGGTTCTGCCCCTCGTTGATGTACCGGATCAGCGCATCGTCGGTCCACAGATAGTCCGAAGCGCCGGCGATCTGGTCGGAGACATCCCGCAGCATGTGATGCCGCAGCTCCATCAGCAGCTCGTCGGTGCGCATGGGTCACCTGTCGATACGCCGGTAGGGAAACCGCAGCCGCGAACGGTAGCCGGTGACGCGCTGGCTCTGCGGATCGATGATCGGCACCGAGATCACTGCGTCGTTCAGAATACTCAGCACCTCCTGCGGCACCTGCGCCTCGACGCCGGCCATCAGCATGTACGGCTTGCCGTTGGCCGAGATGAAAAGCCCGGTCGGCGGAATCCCGGGATCTTCCTCCAGGATGACTCTAAACCGCGCGACGGTCTGCACCGGCGGCGCGGCGGTCTGCACCGGCGGCGCGGCGGCCGTCTTGGCGCGCGAGCGCCTGCGCGGCGCAGCGGCTACCCTGGACTGCGCGTTGCGCGGCGCCAGCACCTCGTCGTCCTCAGGCAACGCCGTGCTCATTCGTCCTCGTCCTCGTCCTCGTCCTCGCCTTCATCCTCGTCCTCCTTGACCGCCATGTCGAAGCTGGTGGCATAGTCGTCCGGCTTGTCCGGGATGATCTTGTCGAGGTTCTTGGTGATGAACGCGATGACACCGGCCTCGTCGTCGAAGACGAACTGCCGCTGCGGATCGACATAGGAGCCGCCGGATTTCCGGTTCCTGGCGACGATCGCCGGATCGTCCATGCAGACCACGAAGCCGTTCTGCGCCCGCTCGATCCGTATGCTGTTCATCGCTCAGCGATCTCAGCCCTGGATATGGAAGTTGATCACCTTGCCGGTGCCGACCGTCGCCGCCGACAGGGTCACGTTGGTGTTGCCGGCCGGATCGGTGGTGATGGCGACGGCGCCGCTGGTGTCGATCGAAAGCGCCGCCGCCGCGGACTTGAAGGTGTTGGTCGCCGGCATGCCAAGCTGCCAGTGCCACAGCAGCACGCCGGTCACGTCGGCGATGTCGACCTGCACGGCCTGGAAGCCGCAGTTGATCTGCACCGCGTTGCCGGCCGACGTGAAGTAGCCAAAGACATCGTTCGAGAGACTGTTGGCCTGGACGCAGTTGCCGATCAGATTCCCCGGTCCGATGTACGTCGCCGGAAAAGCGGTCGTATGCAGTGAGGCGTCGATGATCTGGGTCGGCATGACGAAGTCCTCACTTTGCCTTGGTCTTGGACTGGAGCGTAAGGTCGATCTTGCCCTTGGCAGGCGTGCCCGTCTCGATCACCCGGATCTCGACGGCCGCTTCCGCCGACGCGCCGCTCTCGCTCACCGCGTCGGCCTTGATCGTCGCGCGCCCGGGAGCGGTCGCCGCGAAGTCGACGGTCGTCGGATCAGCAGCATCCGGCGTCAGCGTCACGGGTCCCGTCGCCGTCCATACGCACGACGTCAGCACGACGGCGGCATCGAGCGCGTCCGTGAAGCTCACCTTGGCGGTCCCGGTGCCGCCGACCTCCATCTGCGGCGGCGTGGACGGGTCGGTGCGCGGCTTGGGCTCGGCATGCGGATCCGCCTTGGGATCCGCCTTGGGATCTGCCTTGGGATCGGCGTGCGTCGCGGGATGATTTGCCACGTTGGATCTCTCCTATTACGATCGCGCAAACGCGCCGCTTGGGTTCACTGTCAAGGGGTTCTTACGCCGTGGCACAGACCTCCAAACGAGCCATGAACGCATCCTGCAGGATCACCGTGCCCGTATACAGCTTCCAGCCGCAGGTGCCGCGCTGCGCCAACGGGTCGCCTGGTGCAGGTTTAGGATTTACGACCATCGGCGTCATAGATGACTTGCCCTTGAGCGGCACCAGGCCGAAGGCGTCGCGGCCGAAGTACAGCACGGGATAGACGTCCCAGTTGACGCCGCCGGTCGAGCGGTACGTCGTACCGCCGGACGTGGCGGCGCCCGCGTTGACGAATGGCGCGATCACCGTCGTGCTCAGGTAGCGGCACTGCTCGACCGTGCCGATCTCGCCCTCGAACGGCGAGGTGTGCGGCCCGTAGCTCGCCACCGGCACGAAGCCGGTCATGTTGCGGATGTCGCTCTCCAGGTCGGGATGGACGAGGCCGAAGTACGCGGCTTCCACCGACTTGGTGTTGAAGTCCGGGTTGGACGCCACGACCTGCGATATCTTCCTGGCGTTCTGCCGGTTTAGCCCGGTCGACACCCGGCGCTGGTCGGTCAGCCCGATGACGCCGGCGACGTTGGCACGCCCGGCGACCAGATTCTGGTACCAGACGTTGGTGCCCGCCTTGAGCGTGTTGTACCGCAGCGTCTCCACCGTCACCGCCGCCTGCTCGCCGAGGATGTCGGTGGCCTGCTGCAGCACCGGGTCGGTGTGCGTGTCCTCGATCACGTCGGTGATGGTGATGTAGTCGCCATACTGGTACAGCTGGACCGTGTAATCCTGGTTGGCCAACATGGAACCGGCGGGCGTCACGCCCTCGACCAGGGGCGTCAGCGCCAGCGGGATGTAGAACGGCTGGCCGGCGCCGTTGGTGCCCCCGGCATCGGGTCCGGCCGCGCCGGTCGCGCCCTGGAGGAAGTAGCGCCTGAACTTGGCGGTCTGCGTCGCGTTGGTCGGCAGCGGGTAGGTCTGGCCGAACTTCTCGATGTGCAGGTAGGGCATCGCCCGCTTGAGCATCCGCACGACGCTGTAGGCCGCCACGGCAGGAGAGATGTCGCCATAACTGGTAATCGCAACCATGGAACTACTCCTGGCTCAAGCTCACGACTAGGACGCGCGAGCGAACTCGTCGAACGCAGTATCGAAGTCGGTCGGAGGCGCGACCACGTTGGTACGCTTGGTGCTCACCGGCGCCAGCCGCGCGGCGGCGGCGGCCAAGGCAGGATTGAGCGCGGGCGCCGGCGCCGAGGCAGCAGCGGCGGGCGCAGCCGTCGCGGGCTGGCTCCCCTGTGCTGGCTGAACGGCCTGCATGTCCTGCTTGTACCGGTTGATCAGATCGACGACTTCGTCAGCCGTCCCCGACTTGATAACACGCTCATAAGCTGCGCGCAAATATGCAGGTTGTTTAGCCGTCCAGGCGCCCAGTCGGGCGGCAACAGTGTCGTAGTCGGATACTTGCTCCTGCAGTTCTGACAGCTGCGACCGGTCCGCCAGGGTGTCGATGATCTGCAGGTACGGCGCCAGCGACGCGGCCATGTCCGCATACATGCGCCGCGCCGTCTGCGTCATCAGGCCCCTGATCATCGTCTCGGTGGCGCGGGCGACATCAGGCCACTCGGAGTAGAAGGTCTGCAGCATGGTCGCCTCTTCCGCATTGAAGAGCGGCGGCTCCTGATACTGCGTCTGCACTTGCGGCTGCGGCGGCTGCACTTGCGGCTGCGGCGGCTGCACTTGCGGCTGCGGCGGCTCCGGCGCCACCGGAGCCGACTCCGGCGCAGGCGCCGCCGGCTCCGCCGGCTCCGGCGCAGGCGCCGCCGGCTCCGCCGGCGGTGTTACAGGGTGTAACACCGCCGGCTCCGGCGCCGCCGATGCCGCCGGCTTCTTGCGCACCGGCTCCGCGGCCGCCAGATCGGCAACCACGGCCTCGGCGAACGCCGCGGCGAACGGATCAGGCTCCGGCGCCGCCGGAGCCGGCGGCACCGGTGCCGGCACCGGCGGCGCCGGCGCCGCAGCCGCAAGCGCGGGCGCCGGCTCCGGCGTAGGCGCCGGCGCCGGCGCGGGCGCCGCGACGCTGCTGCGCAGTGCAGAACGTGCCATGGCTCATCTCCTACTCGCTCGTCGCCGCACGCTCGCCCGACAGGTCGGTCAGGAGCCTGTCCAGCGTGCGGGCCTCGCCCTGCAGCAACGCTACCTCATCCGGGGAGGCCCTGACCAGGCGCGCCTGGCACAGGGCCAGGCGCGCCGCCAGGAGCTGGCGCAGCGCCGCCAGCTCCGGCGCCGAGCGCGCCTGCTGCAAGCGCCGCAGCAAGTCCGCCTCCTGCTGGCGGACCCTGGAGAGCCGGGGCAGGTGGTCCTCCGGCAGGCGCGGCACCCCCGGGAACGGCAGCAGCGGGTCGTCCGAGCTCATCCTGCATTCCTTTCTCCAGGATGCCGAGCGCCGTGTCCACCAGCTGCGCATCGGCGTTGGCGGTGTTCTTCTGGCCCTGGGCGATGTTCTTGAAGGCGTCGCTCAGGATCTTGCGCAGGTTGGCCTCCATGAGCTTCTGCTGCTGCTCCTGCTGCTGCTGCTGGTCCTGCGCCTGGGCCTGCTGGCGCCGGCCAGCCTCGTCCTCGGTCACCAGGATGTCGTCCATGTCCCTGGCCTTGATCTGGGCCTCGGTGAGCTTGCGCTCGTCGACATGGATCATCTGCTCGGGCTTGAGCGTCTGCACCAGCGAGTCGGCCTGCATGCCGCGCAGCTCCTTGGCCATCAGGCTGGTGGCGCCACGGGCGACGACGTCATAGTCGCCGTCGGGCGCCTGGTCCGGGTTGAACACCCGGTTGAACAGCACCATGGCGTTGATGACGCTCTGGGTGAACGTGTCGAACGAGCGGATGATGTCCTTGAACGGCAGCGCCGCCTCGCCGCGCAGCATGGAGGCGCCCGCCGCCGTGCGCAGCGGCTCGCTCGGCGTGCGGTCCATGTCGCCGCCCGTCGCCGGGCCGACGAAGGTCTCGCTGTCGGCGAACCGCAGGCCCAGCTCGACGATCTTCAGGAGGCTGTCCAGATGCGCGTCGACGCTGACGTTGCGCACCGCCGGCCATTGCGCCTCGGGGCCGTTGCCCTCGCGATACCAGACCTTGTAGGCGGTGATGGCCGACAGGTCCTGGTCGAGGCGCAGCAGGTCGGTGTTGAGCTCCAGGTTGGGGCCGCACACGACGCTGGCGTTGTCGAGCAGCATGCGCGTCGCGGCGGAGACCATCATCTGGCTGTCGCGGATGGCCTGCGGCAGGCCGAAGCCGACCGGCGACGTGTCGTCCTCGTCGAACAGGAACGTGTGGATCATCGGCGGTATGGGCACGGACGGCATCGCCCTGGCGAGATCCTCCCAGGGGTTGAGCCGCGCGCCGATGACGTTGGCGTCGAGCATCCAGATCTCGGCGTCGATGTGGTCGGAGAGCTTGTCCGGGTCGACGTCGACGCCGACCTGCTGCAGCAGCGAACCGTCCACCGGACCATGCCATACCATGACCTCGTACTTCATCGTCTCCGACTTCATCTCGTTGACGTTGACCTTGACGCCCATGGCCCTGAGCTCGATCTCGAACTGCTGCGCGCGGTAGTTGCCCAGGACGAAGCGGCCGAGATAGCCGTCGATGACGTCGGCGAAGAAGTCAGGCCGGCCGCCCAGCTCCTTGACCTGCGTCCGCGACATGACGTGGCGCACGAAATAGCCGTCCATGCCGCGCAGCGTCTTGGCGCTGAGGTCGGGATAGAAGTCCCAGACCGGCAGGAACTCGAAGTAGGGCTTGTAGACCGTCTGCCTGACCGGCTTGATCGTCGGCGCGGGCTCGCCCGCCGGCGGCGCGGCGCCTGCGGCGCCGTTCGCCTGCGGCGGCAGCGGACTGCCGTTCATCGCCTGCGGCACCGGCTGCGCCGGCGCCTGCGGCACCGGCTGCGCCTGCGGCACCGGCTGCGCCGGCGCCTGCAGCAGCTTCCACGTCACGCTCTCCGACTTGCGCACGAACGGGCCGCGCAGGACGCCGAGCCCGTAGATGATGCCGGAGCGGATGACCGCGCGGTTGAGCGCGACGTAGTCCAGCGCCTGGTGGCCACCGAGTTCCTGCAGCTGGTCGTCGATGAGCAGGCTGAGCTTCTCGGCGCGCAGGTCGGCGTAGCGCGCCATCGCGTCCATCACGTAGCCGTTGTAGGCGAACGCGTCGGACGGGTCGGGCGCCGGCACGCCGGCCTGCTGGTCCTTCTCCTTGGCGAGCGCGATCGCCGCGCGGACGTCCGCGAGGGTGATGTCCGGCCACGGCGCGGCATGGATCTCCCAGTTGCGCTCGTTGCCCTGGAACATGAGATTCATGATGCGCGACAGCACGCTGATACACTTGGTCCGCGTCAGTTTGGGGTAGGACCGGGAGCGGTTCGGACTGAACGACTGCTCCACTTCCGGATCGTAGAGACCCAGGTATTGCCTTTGATTAGCTAGCCATCTTAATTCCGCAATACGCCTATCACTTACATATTGCATGAACATCTGGTTGAAGCGCTGGCCCAGCGTGCGCAACGCCTCGGAGGAGATCTTCCTGACCGGCGGCTCGGGCGCGTCATCTTTTTGCTTGGCATTCTGCTTGGTGCTCGTCGGCACCGCGAGCGCCGGCGGCTTGAGAGCCGGGTCCGGGTAGGCCTTCGCCGTGTTCAGCGGCGCTTCTGCGGTAGGAATAGCCATCGCGTCCATGCCTGCGGCGGCATCCCGCCGCTCATCTTAGATGATAACTGTTGCGTTCAGGCTGCCGCTGCCACGGCGGCTGCCGCCGGGCGGCGAGGCTGCCCGGCGGCAGCTGGTAGCGGGTCTCGCGCTGCTTGTCGCGATGGAAGAACCGGCACAGGTAGCCGAACGCGTCGCCGGGGTGGCTGTAGGCATTCTTCTCGGGGTCGTGACCCTTGAGCGTCTCTTTCCTCAAGTCGGCGGCATAGCGCCAGCCGCCCTTGAGGGCGCGGATGAGCATGGCGCAGCGCGGGTCGATCTGCAGCGCCGGGCGGCCTGCGATCAGGGTGCTCATGTAATGGTCGATGGCGTCCAGGCGCAGCGGCAGGCGGTTGTTGCTCTCGACGTCGACGTCGTAGTGCTGCCGGAAGATCTTCACGACCGTGCGCTCGTCGGTCTGGGTCCGGCTCGCCGCCGCCGGGTCGGCGGCGACGATGACGCGGCCCGCCTGCGGCAACAGGTTGCGCAGGAGGGGCTTGAGCCGCTCCTGGACGAGCCGCTCGGCGCCCATGCCCTCCTGGCAGAGCTCGGCCAGGACGCGGACGCGGCCGTCGTAGTCCTGCTGCCCCAGGATCATCGCCGAGCCGGTGATGCCGGGGTCGAGGCCGACGACCAGCGGGAAGTACGGATTGGGCAGCAGCGTGTTGGGGAGGGCCACGTGCAGGTCGGCGCGGAAGCCGGCGACGACCGCCTTGCCGGCGACGGAAAAGCCCCACTCGGCGTCGACGAACTGGCGCACCCAGGCCTCGTTCTTGCCCAGCGCGGCGTCGCGGTAATACTGCTGCCCGCCGGGCAGGTTCTCCAGGTTCTCGGCGTCGGGCGAGAGGCCGCCGGGCTGGTGCCAGTAGGAGGCGATGGGCTCGAGAGCGGGCGCGATCTCCGGGCCCGCGCCCGCGGCCGGCGCGAGCGCGGGCGCGCTCGCGCCGGGCAGGCGCCGGTAACGCCGGACCGCGGGGCCGTGCAGGTAGTCGAACCACCAGATGTCTTCGGTGCCGGGGTTGGAGGCGCCCCACATTCCCCACGCGTCCACCGACGCACCGTCCGGTTGCCTATACCTGCCAAGGCGGGCGCTCAAGGCGTCGACGATCGCTTTCGGAATTTCCACGAACTCGTCTATGATGGCAAAGTTGATCTCGAGCGAGAGCACCCGGCGCACGTCGTCTGGCGTATCCAATGGACGAAACAACACCGTACACTCGACATCGCCAAAACGTAAAACGAATATTTTATCGGTAGCGTTCCAGGTCCCGGCGACGCCGTCACGGAACCAGTACTCCCAAGAAGCAAGTGTCGTGTCCTTTAGCTGCGGCAAAGTATTACGAACGATGACTGCCTTAGTCCGGCGGATGCCGTCAGGACCAGGGGACTGCTTACCAGCTATATAAACAAGCTTAAAAAACAATGCCGTCGTCTTTGCCGAACCGACGGGTCCGACAATCCAGCTGTAAAAAAGCCCGCGGTAACGAAAGTCCTTTATGAAGGCTTTGACGGTCGGCGAAGGTCTATAGTCAAGAACGTTTGCCATTTACCGGCACTCTGCTATTAACGGAACGACCACAGTGCTGGGTACACTGTAGCCGTTCCTGACCTTGATCACATCCGAGGTGCAACCATGGCTAAACCGCTTGTCGAACGTTTCTGGGAAAAAGTCCAGAAGACGGACGGCTGCTGGCCGTGGGCCGGCGTCACGGCCCGCAGTACTGGCTACGGCTATATATGGGCGCACGGACGCATGAATTACGCGCATCGTACTGCGTGGCTCCTGACGCATGGTCCGATCCTCGAGGGGTTATGGGTTCTCCACCATTGTGACGTACCCGCATGCTGCAATCCCGCGCATCTCTTCCTCGGCACCCATAGCGACAACATGCGCGACATGAACGCAAAAGGACGCCGCGGCACCATCGGAGCGCGGCACGGCCACGCCAAGCTCGACGAAACCGCCGTTCTCGACATCAGGCAACGTCACGCGGCCGGCGGCATCACGCAGCGGGCTCTGGCCACGCAGCACGGCATCTCCCAGAGAACGATCTCGCAGATCATCCGCCGCAAGACATGGCGGCACGCGCGCTAGTCCACGCCAGGCCCCTTCCAGGGCCTGTCGCGGGCGAACTCGGCGCGCGTGGCGTCGACGCGGGCGTCGCGTTCCGCGTAGTCGTCCGGGCAGTCGCCGCAGTCGTCGAGGTCGCCCGAGTAGGCGCCGTCGAAGCTGGCGCTCTGCGGGCAGTAGCCGTTGTCGGCCGGGGTCGTGGCCGCCGGCACCGCCGCGTCGGCGGGCATCGTTCGCATCCGCATGTCAGTCTCCTTCTTCCTGGTCGGACTTGGGCGGCCGCTGCCGCTGCGGCGCCCCCTTGCGCAGCGGCAGCCGGGCGAGCTGCGCCTTGCTCTTCCGCTTGTCGGCGGCGACGAAGTCCTTGCCGACCTCGGCGGGAATGCCGAGCGTGGACTTGCCATGGGCGGCGATCTGCATGGCGATCCTCTGCTTCCTGGATACCGAGGGCAAGTCGCTTCTCCATGTTCACCGGCGCGCACGGGCGCGCCTGTACGACGGGCTGCTTTTAGTCAAAGCTCCACGTTGAACTGCAGGAAGGAGTTGGC